TTCCTGAATGTGAACATATTTTTCTTCGAAATTCAACACAGGTGCTTTGAACAAAGAAAGCGCAGAAAGAAATTCATTCAAATCATAGATTGCACATTCAACCTCAAATACTTCTGGAATCTGTGCAATGGCAACAATGTTCTTCATTGCGCTCATTGTTGCAACAGTGTTTCCTTTTTTAATCAATAGATTGGAATTGATTGTTGAAAAGTTCTTCAAAATCTCACGGGTTTCATTACTTAGTTTCATTCGTTTCTCCATAGTTTAAATCATGAACATGCAATGCCATTATTGCATAGTGTATTACCTTGAGCAAATCTTTACGATTATACCCATCTTTTTTACCATATCTCTGAGCATATTTCAAGATATTTCCAATACAAAAACCTTCACCATGTCCTGAATCAATGATAAATTCTGTTGCTTGGAATTGATTTTGAGAATAGTGCTGTTGATAGGTTTTGTTGATATAATTAACAATTTCAAGAATCAAATTGTCTTCATTATATTTGTAGTTAACTCTGTCCACAAGTGCATCCTATAAAGGCACTCCGAAGAGCGCCTGTTTCATAATCAGTTAATAGAAATCAATCTAGGTCGTTTCTCTTCAGGAATGATTCTTTCCAGATGAATCTTCAACAAACCATTTACCATGCTCGCATCCTTGACAAATACATCTGATGCAAGAGTAAATGTTCTATTGAATTGACGTTTAGAAATCCCTTTATGTAAATATACATCATCGGAATCCTTTGTCTCAACATTTTTCGCAATCACAGAACGAATAGAAATCCGATTTTCCTTTGATTCAATTTCAATATCTTCTTTCTCAAATCCTGCCACAGCCAATTCAATGGTGAAATTTTCATCATTGTGTTTGATAATATTGTATGGTGGATAATTGGAAGTTGATACATTATCAAAGATTGATTCAAAGACATTATCAAATCCCACACTCAGTGTGCGGAAATGTTGTGGATCAATATAAGTAGAAAGATTGCTTGTCATTTTGTTCTCCTTTTAGAAAGCAAGATAAGAGAACGAAACCCGAAGCATTTCGTTCCCTTTTTTTAAATTAAAATTGTCAGTATCATGTAGAGCATGACTGACATTAAGGGTACTCAGTAGTACCCTTCCCTTTTGCTATTTATACAATAAACAACAAAAAATGTCAAGGTTTTTTAAAAAAGTTATGCTGCTTCTGCATAATCAAGAGCAGTATCCAGCGCATTCAACTTGACTTTTCGATTCTTCCCATACCATGCAGATTCAAGCCGACCATCAGCTGATCTGCCTTGCACATGATCAGACATGTAGGTAACAGCATTAAATGCTTGCCACCATGTACCTTCAGCATATTCTGCTCCAGGTTGCGTATGAACAATCTCAAGTGCCTTTGTTGCCAATCTTGAATTTGCCTGTTCAGCTTCATATTCCTTTTCGGTTGATTCATTTCCGAAGACTTTGTTCATATATGCAACCAAATCCTTCTTTGTGTATCTTTTCTTTCCAAGGAATTCTGCCATACTCTTGTACTGATCCATCTTCATTCGAGCAATTCCTAACTGCTCCTTGACAGAATCTGGATCCCATTTCTTTCGATGATTCAATGTGACCATATGTTCACTATCTGTGCTCAAAGAAAGTGTCAAGGTATTTTGGCAAACAACACGAATTGGTGTCATTCGAATATTGATTGTTCTTCCATACTGGTGTGGATTGGTGAACAAGAAATAGTTTTCTGTTACATCACCCTTGAACAATTCGAAGGACTCATTTGTTTTAGCCAAAGCCCAAACCAATTCTCCACCTCGCAACGATCCAGCAGTGTGCATTTCCATATCACCTGCCTTTACATATTCATCAAAAAGTTCAAATGCTTGATGATTTTGAACTGGATTCCATCCTTTGCCAATATTAGTCAAAACCTTTCCATCAAGATCTCGAACCAATGCTTGTTTACCTGTTGGAATTTTTCTTCCGTTGAATTCTACAAATCCATCCAACTTGAGGACTTTCCAGTCCAATCCTGCCATTACCATAAATTCTTGCGGGGATAAATCTGGCTGAACCTGAAAACCAAGACCATGCCATGGCACTTCTCCAACGTATGCCATCTGCGCTTCACCATTGATCACTTCTATTGCATGACTCATGCTATTCTCCTAAAAAAGTTATCAAAACAGATCGAAAATCTCGATCATTACTATATATTATTTTATAATAACTTTTCACAAATGTCAAGCATTTTTTTAAAAAAATTATTTTTTCTGCGACCATACCCTTTTCTTGAGAGCCTTTGCAGCTTTCTTCTTTGCCATGTTCAATCGAAGATTAGAAACTCTCTCAGTAAAATTCGTCCCTTCCATATGATCATATTCATGCTGAAAAACTCTTGCTGTGATTCCAGCATATTTTCCTTTTTGTTCCTCACCATTTATGTCTTGATAGGTGAACTCGATTGCATATGGACGTTTGATGTTCAAAAACAAATATGGATACGTCAAACAACCTTCTTCGTAGAATTCTGTTTGCTCAGATTCCCATATGATTTTTGGATTGAAAAAAATTTCATGATTTTTCATATCCAAGTCAGTAAACATCACGAAGGCACGAACCATCTGACCACACTGATTAGCTGATAATCCAACTCCTCCATGATGTCTCATTGATTCTATTAGATTATCATATAATTCTTGAGGTGTCAAGTGAAAAATTTCTGAAAAATTATCAAAATTCACATCTGACAATGGAACCTTGAGAATCGGATTATCTGGTGGTAGGAGGTGGTATATCATGCTACAATCCTGCTAAAGTTTTTTTCTTTCTTAAATTGAATGACTGACCGAAACTTGTCAAACAATATATCCTGCTTGTGACTGATTACAAAAACATTCTGATCAGCAAATGTATTTAGAATCTTAAGAAAATCATCAGTTCCAGAAGCATCCAGTGAACTGTCAAATATTTCATCAAGAATCAACAAATTGGTATTGGTAGAATTCTTAATCTTTGCTATTGCTCTCCATGTGAACAACAAAGCCAAATCAATTCTCATTTTTTCACCTTCTGAAAATGAAGGATATTTGAATTCATCACGATGCCTTGATTTGATTGTCTCATTAAATGCTGAATCTAAATTAAATGATACAAAGAAATCCATCTGTGAAAGATATGCATTGATCAATTTATTCATGATCGGGAGATACTTATTAATGATCTTGGTTTTAATACCTGAATCTTGAAGAAGATTTTTTGCTGTATCTAAATATACCTTTTCTTCATTTAGTTTAATTTTGTTCTTTTCTAAGAATTTAATTTCTGTTTTTAATTCAGAAAGTTTTTCTTTATCTTCATCATTCACCTGATTATTTTCAAATGTTTCTATTTCTTTTTCATATCTATGAACAAACCTTTCCAATTCTGTTACTGATGAATTGATAGTTGCAATTTCGATAGAAAGATTTGATGCTTCCTTTTCTATACTTTCAAATTCTTTAATCTTTATGTTTTCTTCTGATTCTAATCTTTTCAAATCATTCAAAGCATCACCAATTTCATGAACCTTATCATGTTTTTCTTTTATTTTCTTTTGCCGAAGTTCTTCATCAATCTCCTGCGTGCATGTGGGACAAACAGTGTTATCATCAAAAAATGCTAGTGTTCTGTTCTCATCTTTATATTTGTTATCAAGAGCAGCAAACGTCATACGTAACTTTGTAATTCGGGATATTGTAGTTTTTTTGCTCTCTAATGCCTCTCTGAGACTCTCTAGCTTCAATAGTGAGTTCTTCTTTTGTTCCTCTTTATCAACTATTAACTTTTTGTTAATTAATATTTTTTGTTGTTTTTCTTCAATCAGATTCTCTTTATTATCAAGAACATTCTGAATATATTTCTCTTGTAATCTTATCTTTTCTGTAGTCAATTGAATCTGATTTTCATTCTGTTGTATACTCTCTAATAGTGTCTTAGTTTTTATTTTAAGAATTGAATTCATCAATGTGAATATACGAATATCTAGAATGTCCTCAACTACCTCTCTTCTGTCTCTTGCAGAAAGTTGCATGAAAGGAACAAATGTTGATGATCCTAAAATAACAACTTGTGTGAAAGAACGATAGTTCAATTTAAGAATCTGTTGTTCTAGATATTGTTGATAATCTTTAACAGCAGCATCTTGTGTGAGTAATTTTCCTTGTACATATATTTCAAAATTATTTGGTTTGATTGCTCTGCATACTTTTATATGTTTTCCTGCAACTTCAAACTCAACCTCAACTTCTAATTCTCTTTCATTTACGCTATTAATTAATTGTGGTTTGTTGATATTTCTAAAAGGTTTGCCATACAGTCCAAAACATAGAGCATCAAGAATAGTTGATTTCCCAGAACCATTTTCACCTATAATCAGTGTGGTAGATTCTTTATTCAAAAATACTTCTGTAAATGAATTTCCTGTTGAAAGAAAATTCTTCCATCTTACTACTTTAAAATTTATCATTTTGTACTTGTTATCTCAATAAAAATTCCAGATTCACTCTTGGCAATACTATATGTATTAAATCTATTATCTGTTTTAATTCCATAATTGTCAAAATAAAACACAACATATTCTTTGCCCTCAATTATTCCATTAATTGTATTTGTCATATAATCAATCCCCAAATTCCATAAACAAGTAATATTTGAAGGTGTTTCTTTAAACTCTGGTTCTAAATCTTTATTTGGTATAATAATTATCATTTCTCAAAGATTTTATTATATTGATTGTTTACTCTAATAAAAGTGGCGCATTTAGATAAATCTTTCAATTTAGATGCACCCACATATGTACATGCGCTTCTAAGACCGCCTAATATTTCGTTCACAGTATTTTTTACTGATCCTCTATATTCAATTATTATTTCTCTACCCTCTGATGCTCTATATTCTTTCAATCCACCAAAATGTTTTTCATTGGCTTTCTTTGAACTCATACCATAAAATTCAACAAACTTCTTCATCTCACGAATCAGTTCATATGATTGAGGATAATCTTCAGAAGTATATTCAATTTGATTTGTGGCATAATGCTTTTCAATAATCTCTCCACCGCCTTCATCATGACCAGCAAGCATTCCACCTAACATAACAAAATCAGCACCACCAGCAAATGCTTTTACAACGTCTCCTGGACAGGTGCATCCACCATCAGCAATTACCAATCCTCCCAAACCATGTGCAGCATCAGCACATTCTATCACAGCTGATAATTGTGGATAACCTACACCTGTTTGAATTCTTGTGGTGCAAACTGCGCCTGGACCAATTCCAACTTTAACAACATCAACACCACTTAAAATCAGTTGTTCTGTCATCTCACCAGTAACAACATTACCAGCAATTATTTTTCCTTCTTTAAAAATTTCTTTTATTTTAATAACAAATTCTACAAACCTTTCACTATAACCATTGGCCACATCAATGCAAACATATTGTAGATATTTGCACATAGAATACACATCTAAGAATTTACGATAATCATAATCAGTAATGCCAATACTCATTGCAGTATGTTGACAATTATCTTTATTTGAAAAAAATTCAATTAACTGAGAAGTATCATATGTTTTTCTCAATGTAGTAAACATTTTAAATTCTGATAATGCTTTTGCCATTTCAAATGTCCCTACACCATCCATATTTGATGCCATGATAGGAATACCATTCCAATCAAAATTTGCAAAGACTCTATTTAGATTTACATCTTTTCTTGATCCTAATGTTGACCTTTTGGGTTTCAGCAAAACATCACTGTAATCAAGTTTTAGTTCATTCTCAATTCTCATATTCTTCTTAGTAACTTTGATTTAAACGCCAAACCAAATAATCTTTGGCTCCAATTTCATCATACTTCTGTTCACCAACCAAACTACCAACAATTACATCATCTCTCGGATGAACAAAATGAGGAAAACTGTAACGACTTTTATTCAGATGTTCATTCACAACACGATGAGGCGTGGAAACATAAATGTCATTTGTCCATCGTTGAAGCAAATCACCCACATTAATAATGCAAGTATTAGGTATGTATGGTGCATCTATCCATTCTTCTTTTCCTCTTGGTTTGATTTGCAATCCAGGATTCTTGTCTGTAAATAATATTGTAATTGTTCCATAATCAGTGTGTTCTCCACCACGCATTTGATTTTCTTGTATTTCGCCATTCCAAGGTGGATAATGAAGCATTCTGGTTGTTGTTGATTTTGAATACATATGTTTGTCAATTAAATACATTGGTCTTAAATCTAGTATAATTTCTATCATTGACAAAATACAATTCGTAATTAAATATAATTCATCATTCCAATTTTTACATATTGTTTTCTGTTCTTCATTGTACCATTGATTATCTTCTCTATGTTCACACCAATTAAATGCTTCTTTCAAATCAACAGGTGTTCCAGGTGTCAAACTTTCTATCATTCCTTGATAGCCTGAATTTGATTCAGTAGACTTGTATGCTAGTTTATTTTTTTCTTCAAGAGGTAATGCAAAAAAATCTTTT